GCCGTGCCGGAGCATCTTGTATCGGCCCACCATTGCCGCGCTGGGCGTGACCAGGTTCCAGTCCACCAGGTGCATGGTGCTGGGCAGCTTGTCGTCGCCGTGGAACACGCCGCGGAACCCGTCCAGGCGCGCGGATTCCAGCGGGTTCGATGCGTAGTACTGCGGCAGCGGATTGCCCGCCGCCATCGACAGGTCCACCCAACCCAGCGCGGTGGACGCCTGCGACGGCACCTTGCGCAGGCTGCAGAAATGCGTTCGGCCGGCCTGTTCGGCCAGCCCAGCGTCACGTGTGCCGATGAAGCCCATGCTCAGGTGGCCACGAACTCAGCCGTGCCCGCCTCGACCTGCGGGCGGATGTTGAGCGAGATGGGCAGGTCATCGTCCAGCGCGCCGATCACCGCCATGTTGATCGGGCCGCTGGCGGTATCGCACCAGACCAGGTGTGTCGCGGTCTGGGTGGCGCCGCCATCGGTGCGCTTGCCGAACGCCACCAGCGCCGCATTGGTCCGGGTGTCGCCGGAGCCGCTGAACGCGGTGGCCTTGGTCTGCGCCACGCGCGCGTAACCGGTGTAGGTGCATTCGTTGGCCAGCGGGTCAGCTTCGTCCACGGAAGCGCCAGTCACCAGCGCGTAGTAGCCGGTGGCGCCGGCGCGCCAGGCGGGATCGACACCCTTCAGCAGGAAATCGAGGACATCGGATTCGGTAGCATTGGACAGGGACATGGCGGTTCCTCTGGGCTGGCACGCTTACGCGTCGCGCTCGGTTTGCGTGGTGTGGCTGATGCGGCCGGCGCTGTCGCGCTGGATCTCGGTCTCGGTCTTGCGCGGCGGCAGGTGCACGGTGACTTCCGGCGCGGGCATGGTGGCTTCCAGCGAGACGTTGACCTCGGCGGGTTCCACGGTGACCTGCGCGGGTTGCACGTCCACGTGGACGGGGGCGGGCTCCACGTGCACGTTGACGATGGGCGCGGGCTGCGGTTCGCTGCGTTGTTCGGGTAGGTGCAGGTGGGTATCCGCCTGGGTGATGTGGACTTGCACCGGGTCGTTGCGCAGTTCCACCACCACGGGCCGTTCGGTCACCTGCCGCGAATGCGCCAGCAGGTCACGCGCTTGCGTGCGCAGTTCGGCGAAGGCTTCGCGGGTGAGGGCGCGGTCCTTGTCGTCCTTGTCGTCTTCGTCCTGCGGCGGCGCGGCGTTGGCCGGCGCGGGCGCGGCTTGCGGGCCAACGGTGACGCCCTTGGCCTTCACCATCTCCTGGAAGCGGGCGATATCGTCCAGCACGTCTTCCACGTCGCGGCCGGTCTGCGCGGCAATCTGCTGCGGACTGGCCAGGCCGGCTTCGATGGCCAGGATGCTGGCCTGAATGTCCTTCATGGGATCCACCCAGGACCAGCGGCGGCCCTGCCAGCTGTGCGCCATGAACTTGTCGATCTTGCTGGCCGGCAGCGCCACGCCGTTGGCGGACACCACCTTGCCGGACATCAGCGCCACCGGCAGCCAGCGTTCGAAGATGGGCACCAGCAGCGCGCTGATGAACCACTGCTGGATCACCATCCATTCTTCGCGCTCTTCCAGCACGCCGCTGCGGATGCTGCTGAAGTTCACGCCTTCCAGGTCATTCGCCAGCCCGTGGTAGGCCACGCCCAGGCCGCTGGAAATGCCGCGCAGGGCGGCTTTGCAGAAGGCGTCGAATTGTTCGTGCGGGTAGGTGGGGTCGTAGTTGCTGAGCTTGTAGCCCTTCGGCCCGAAGTCGAAGGTGCCGGGTTCCACGCTGGTGACGTAGTCGCCCATGTCGCCGGGTTCGGCGCCGGGCGGCGGTTCGCCGTCGATGGTTTCCCAGATACCCATCTTCGACGCGCCAACGCGGGCGGCGATCACCGCGGCTTCGCGGTAGCCGTGCAGGTCATGCAGGGTGCGCATGACGGCGTGCGCCCACGGGTAGCCGCGCGCCTGTTCCATGTCATCCGCGATGAAGCGGTGCAGGATCTGCGCGGCGGGCACGCGTTCGCGCTGGCGGCCGGTGCCGGTGTTGAAGTTGATGTGGTACGCCACCGGGCGGCGGAACGCGTCCATTTCCACGCCCATCACCACCGCGTTGCTGGTGGCGGTGGCCTCCACGTTGTAGTGGGTGTCCAGGCGGTCGATGTCGATCACCTGCAGCTGCCAGCCGAATTCGCCGTAGCCGCGCCCGCGCAGTTCGCGGATCAGCACTTCGCCGTCACGCGCCAGGGCGACGGCCAGCAGGCGGAAGGTGTCGTCACCGGACAGTTGGCCGGTGACTTCGAAGTTGCCGGGCCGGCACTGGCGCAGCCAGGCCGCTTCGATGGCGGCGTTGTCCGCGGTGTCCGGCTTGCCGGCAGCGGTGACGGAGGCGGCCATCAGGGTGAAGCCCTGCGCGCCCACCACGTTGTTGCGCACCATGCGCCCGAAGCGCTTGGCGTATTCGTTGTTCTTGAACAGGTCCCGGCTGCGCGAGCGCAGGCGGTCCAGGTCCTTGCGCAGTTCCTGGTCAATGGTGCCGGCGGTGGACAGCCAGGACGCGGTGAGGCGGTCATGCACGGCGGCATCGAAGCGGCGCTGGCCGGTCTTGCCCGCGGGGAACGCGGCACGCGCGGCGCGATAGGCGCGCTTCAGGCCGGCGAACATCAGAACCGCACCAGCAGGCGGCCGGTGCGCCCACCGCTGGCGGCGGCGTCTTCGCTGCGCACCAGGGCGGCGTAGCGGTCACGCAGCGCCAGCAGGTCGGTGAGGTCGTAGTTGCGGATCCGGCGCTCGCCGATCTGGGTCTCGCCTGCGGTCACGCTCTTGGACTCCAGCCATGCGTTGATGTTGTCCAGCACCTTGCGGGCGTGGCTGCGGGTGTCTGTGCCGGCGATCGCGGCGGCCAGGTCCGGCTGCACGGTGACGCGCGTGGAGTACAGGCTGAAACGCTCCGCCGCCTTGGTGGCGGTTTCCAGCGCCTGGTACCCGCCGGGTTCCCACAGCGCGGTGGCGCTGGCGGCGATGGTGAAGACGTGGTCGTCCCCGTCTGCCACGCTGTTGGCGGAGTAGACCTCCGTGGCGCCGACCAGGGTGACCTGCAGCTGCCAGCCAGCGCTGGCGGGGTAATCCGCCAGGCAGCGCCGCCACGTGATGGTGTCGCCGGCGCGCATGACGGCCGGGATGCGGAGCGGGGTGTCTGCGGACATAGCGGCAGCGTGGCGCGAGTTCGGGAAACGGTTAAGGCAAACCATTTCCGCCGGAGCGGATGATCTGGCGGATGCGGCGGATGCTGATGTTCCAGCGCCGCGACAGGAACGCCTCCCGCTCCCCGCGCCGGTGCTCGTTGCAGATCTGCTTGTCCCGCGCACTGCGCAGCTGCTCCCCCACCTGCCCGCTTTTGGCGATGTAGGGCCGCTCCCCGCCCCAGTCCCGCCGCACTTCCTGGTCGACCTCGTCCGCCACGTTGGCCGGCGCGTCGTGCCAGCGCGCCAGCACCCGGGCGATGATGTCGCGCACCACATCGTCCTCACCAGCGATTGACCCGGAACCCGCTGCGGCGTTTTGTTCCACGGGAATCATTTCCGGCGCCGGCGGGCGCCTGCGTGTCTGACGTTTCACGGGAATCACTCTCCGGGTGGGTGATGGTGGATTGCAGGCGGGCGTCCGCTGCGTCCCAGTCCGCCTTGGTCCAGCGGTGCAGGCGCAGTTCGGGGTGGTGGGTGGCGGCGTAGCCGTACACCCAGGTGTCCAGCGGTTCATTGCGGGGACCGCCGCGGCGTTTCTCGAAGCGGTTCTTGGCGGGGTTGTAGGTCTCGCTGACCAGGCCGCCGAAGTACTCCGGCGCCAGCTCGTCGCTGAAGCGGATGCGGCGCGCTTCGGGCGCCTTGTCGGCATCGGACCCCAGCCAGCTGTAGAGCAGGTGCTTGATGGCGACCGTGCCCACCTGGTGGATGTTCACGCCGCGCTTGTCCGACATGCCGCGCCAGTTGATGTCGACCAGCTTGCCCTTGCCCAACACCTGGGCGTTGTTGGCGGTGGCGCCGAAGCCGGCCAGCAGGCGGCGCACCACGCGCCGGCGCACGAAGGCCTTGACCGCTTCCGTGCGGTGGCCGCCGATGTCGATCAGGCCCGCGTCCACGCGCAGGCGGGCGCCGTCGATGCGCTCCACCGGGCGTTGCAGCAGATCGGTCAGCGCGTCCCAGACCGCGTCTTCCGCGGGATCCCCAGGCAGCTCGATGTAGTCCACCGGCCAGCAGGTCATGCCGCGACCCCAGCCCAGCAGGTGCACGGCCAGGCGGTTGTCCTGGGTGTCGATGCCCACGGTGAGCGCCATCACCCACGCCGGCGCCGGCCGCAGCGGGTGCGGCTCCGCGCGATCGGCGATCAGGTTGTGCTTCACCGCGCGCATGGCCGGGTCATCCCACGGTTCGGCCAGGCGGTCGTTGATGAAGGTCTTCAGCTTGGCCGGATCGTTCTGCGCGTCCCGGAACATCTGCACCAGGTCCAGCCAGCGCGGGCCAAGCCCGAGTTGGTAGTACAGGCAGTTGATGTGGTACCCGCGCATGCTGGCGCCGGGGTTCTCCGCCACCCAGCGCCCGCCGGCGATCATGGCGGTCTTGCGGTGCTCCTCGATCACCACCCCACAGCTGCGGCAGACGTACCAGCACTGCGAGCCGTCCGGCGTCCAGTGCAGCCCACTCCACTCGAGCGGCTGCTCATGCCCGCAGTCCGGGCACGGCACGTAGTAGCGGCGCCGGTCCGATTTCTCCCACAGCTGCTCAGTGCGGCTGATGCCGCGGATGCCGGGGGTGCTGATGTAGGCGCGCTTGAAGGTGGCGGGGAACGCGGAGGTGCGGCCGTCCAGCATGGCCACCGGGTCATCGCCGCTGCTCAGGCTGGTGGCGAATTCGTCCAGCTCATCGACCAGCAGCGTGCGGACGCTGGTCATCTTCAGGCGGCCCGGCGTGCCGGCGTGTTCGATGTAGAGCTGGCCGCCGTCGAAGTCCTTGAAGGTGCGGGTGTTCGCCGCGTCGCGGCTGGCCACGCTGGTGAGCGTGCGCTTCACCGCGGGGCATTCGTCGATCATCGGGGTGAGCTTCTGCGCCACCCACTTCGTCATGGCGATCTCGCTGGGCAGGCACACCATGATCGGCCCGGGGTTCTCGCACATCGTGTAGCCCAGGCCGTTGCTCAGCACTTCGGTCTTGCCGAACTGGATGGGGAACATCAGCACCATGTCCCGCACCGGGCTGCGTGCGCTCAGGCAATCCATCGGCTCCCGCAGCGGCGGGTTGCGGCTGGTGCGCCAGCGGCCCGGCTCCGCGCTGCCCTTGCTGGACAGGATGCGGTTCGCGTCCGACCACGCACTCACCGTCGGCGGCCGACGCGGCGCGATGCTGCGGGCGATGACGGTGGCGAGGCGGGTGGCGGTGGTGATCATGCGTCCGCCTTGCCGATCGCGGTGAACTGCCGCGCCAGTTCTTCGAGCGCGTGCTCGATCGCATCCAGCATCAGCACGCGGCACTTGGCTTCGTCGGTCTCCGCGGCGAGCTGCGGGGCGAGGATGGCGGGCAGGTTTTCCAGCCCGTTGCGCAAGGTGGTGATGGCGCCGCGGACGAAGAACTCCACGTCGTCCGCTTGCAGCATCTGGCCGAGTTCGACCTGTTCCTTGCGCAACGCGTCGCGCACTTCCGCTTCCGCTTTTTCCGCCAGGGCGCGGGCGCGGCGGATGGCGATGGGATCGGTGGCGGGCAGGCTGGGCGCGTCGTCGCTGCTGTCGGGCGCGTCCGGTTCGCTGGTGGTGGTGGCCGCGGCCTTGCCCCGCTTCGTCGCGTGGCGCGCACGCACGCCGTCCTTGGCCGGGTCTGCGGTGTCCCGGATCCGGGCGCGGCTGGCGTCGACCAGGACGCGACCCTGGGCGTCCAGCACCAGGCGCTCCGCCTGCTTCAGCTCGGTGATGTAGCCCGGGGAAACGTCCAGCAGCCGGGCGAACTGCTTCAGGGTCACGGCGCGGTCCTGGGCGGCCATCAGTTCCGGCCTCCCCTTCCCCACTTCTGGGACAACGGGGAAAGATGAAACGCGCGCGCGCGCGAACGCAGTGACGCCTGTGCGGGGTGTGCGGGGTAGGCCGCGAACCCCGCACAGCTGCGACCCGCGCCACGCCTGCGTTGTGCGGGGTGTGCGGGGTGTGCGGGGGTGGCATACGTGCGCGATGCATTGCGCGCGTGTGGATGGGCGGCGGCGGTGCATCGTGCGCGTGCGCACGTGTAGGGCTGGACCCCGCACACCCCGCACAAGCCAATAACGGCGCGGGTTTCAACCCCGCACGGCACCCCGCACAGACCCTGCACACCCCGCACAGTCATGGCCCGCCGCTCCCGCGATCGGCCAGCTGGCCCTTGTAGTCGGCCAATTGCTCGCGGTGGCGGGAGTAGCTGTCACCCAGCCAGGCCGTTTCCGAGGTGCCTTCCGGCGGCGCGGTGTCCCGCAACAGCAGGAAGTAGTGCGGGCCGCGGGTCTTTCCGGCGACGTCGTAGCGCTTGCGCACCTTCAGCACGCCGCGCTGGCGCACCAGCGCCACCACGAACTTGGCCTCCGGCGCGGGCCGGTAGCCGTGCTTGCTGCACCAGATCTTGTAGAGCTCATACCAGTCCGCGGTGAGGCCGGGCATGGGGTCGACCTTCGGGATCTCTTCGAGCAGCAGCTCATCGTGGAAGCGGATGGGGCTGTCCAAGCCAAGCTTCACCAGCTCCGACTTGGCATCGGTGTTCAACGGGTTGGTGCCGGCGTCGAAGTCGCCCAGGTCAAGGTGCAGCAGGTAGTCGTGCAGCGCCTCCACGCCGCCGCTGGCGATCTCCGCCATGACCGCGGAGTAGTACTCGCGCGGCATCTTGCCCGGCGTCCAGATCACGCAGTGCCGGCGATCGTCTTCCTCCAGCACCACCGGCATGGATTCGTTCGAGAGGAACACCAGGTTGAGGTGGTTGCGCTCCCAGTAGGCGGCGAAGTTCTTCGGGTTGATCCGCAGCCGGTCGCCGGTGATCAGCGCCTTCAGCTTGTTCTTGATGTGATAGACGTCCGACCGCGCGACCACTTCGTCCGCGATCATGAAGAGCTTGCGCGATGCCCAGTCGTTGAACTTGTCTTCCACGGCGGACTGGTCCAGCACGTCGCCGTACTCGCCGTAGATCTTCATCACGGCTTCGAAGAACAGGTTCTTGCCGGCGCCCTGCGGACCGTGGACCACCACCGTGGTCTTCATCTTCGCGCCCGGGTGCTGGATGGGGAACGCGATCCAGCGCAGCACCCATTGGTACAGCGCTTCGGGGTTGCGGTCTTCGCTGCACATGTAGCGCAGCAGGTCCAGCAGGCGCTCGCAGTTGCCGGGCTTCGGCACGGTGGGCCAGCCGGCGTAGAGGTTGCAGGTCACCGCGGCGTCCTGGCCGGTTGGATCGAAGCCCACTTCCGATGGCCGCACGATGCGACGGTCCGGGGATTCCTGCCAGTCGCGGTGGATGAACTTGAACATGCACGCGTCCCGCATGTCCGACAGCGAGAGCAGCTTGTGCTCCTGGTGATCGAACACCGCGCCGCTGTGGCCGAACACCAGGCTGAAGCGCTCCAGCAGTTCGGCCGATGTCTGGATGGGGCGCAGCACGCCCCCCGCCCCGCTGGTGGTGGTCGGCGCCGCAGGAATGCGGGAGGTCCAGCGCAATTCCGAGAGGCGGGCTTCGACCTGGACGCGCACCACGTGGAGGCCTTCGGCCAGGTGCAGGTCGTTGAAGTCGGTGGGCTTGGCGCCGGTGGCGAGGTAAGCCTCGATGCGCGCATCCGGATCCGCGAACACGGGCGCGAGCCACGCGCCGTTCACCGCGAGCGCGGCGGTGCTGGCGCCACCGATGCCGGCGTTGACGTAGCCGTGCGGCGCGCCGCATTCCGGGCACTCGACGGGGTTGCGCGCCAGCGACAGGCGGGCGCGGCAGGTGTCGACGCGGCACTTGCCGAGGTCGTCGTTGTCGGCGCAGACCAGCACCTTCGTCTGCGGGTAGCGCTTGCGCAGGGCTTCGGCGACGGGCAGCAGGTTGCCGGCATCGAACGCCACCGCCACGCGATAGCCCGTGGCCATGTGCAGCGAGGCGCCGGTCGCGTAGCCCTCCACCAGCAGGATCAGCCAGTCCGGCCCTTCCGCAATCATGTGGAAGTGGCCTTTCTTCACGCCAGGGTAGTAAGGCCAGAATTCCTTCGGATGGACTTTCTTGTTCGGCCGGCTGGCCTTTTCGGCGGCGGCTTGCGTGCGCAGGAATTGCAGGCCATGAATGCGTCCCTGCGCATCGAGCAGTGGCAGCACCGCGGATCCGTTCGGCGTGAAGCGCAGCCCGAAGGCGCCCACCTTTTTGGCAGCGAGGTAGGCGGACTCGCCTTCCTCGCTAAGCCGGCCCCACATTGCCTTGGCAGCGGCAGCGCCTTTGGCGGCTTTGCGCGCGTTCGCGGCATCGGCGGCCTTGCGGTCCGCAGCCAAGCGGCGCTTCAGCGCCGCGGCTTCGACCGGGTCGATCTCCTGCTTGCGCAGTTCGACCTTGCGCGCCTGGTTCTCGTTGCCGCGCCACGCGCCGAAGCTGCCGACGATCAGCAGGTCACCGCGGGTGGTGGTGAATTCGTGGAGGATGTACCAGCCGCGATTCTCGCGGTCGCCTTCGACCTTGGTGCGGACCATTCGGCCGCTGCCGACCTCGAGGTGGTCGACCTGCAGGCCGAACGCGCGGAGCTGGTCGAGGACGTCGTCGTAGTTCGCTGCGACCATTTCAGTAAGCCGCCAGCCCACTAACTACCGTACCAACGGGGTCCGAATTACC